ATTGTTTTAATCGTATTAAGATCAATAGTCAAACGGCGATTAAATGCATCTACTACATCTGTTTCTATCATTTCAATTCCTGTCCAATAAATTTATTTATGTTCCGTAAGCCCGAGCTTTATGGTCCGCTATCAGTGCATAACCTTCCAATTGCGAACTGGCTGTGTTGCCTGACACTTCTGCTGTGATCTGATCAGCACGAGCATTATCAAGTTTGGCCTTAGACTGTTTCTCAGCCAGGTCTGCTTGTTCCATTGGAGTTGGTTGCTTGTTTTTCATTGCTTCTGTTGCTTGTTTAACCATGTCCATTACTTCTTCTTCTGTGGGCAAATAAGAGTCGCATTCTTTTACACCCAATACATACAGCATATCTTCATATGGTTTGCGTATTTTCTTAAATGCTGTTGGAGTAAGTGCTCCACTCTGAACACCTGCTGTGATCTCTTGTGCAAGACCAGTTTGTGCTTGTTTAATAATCTGTAAGCGTTGTAGGCTATTCTCTTCGGACTTCATGCCCAGGGCCAGATCAATGTGTATTGTTTTGCGTTCGTTAAAATTCATATCACCAAAGTTTTCACCATCTAAAAATATAGGTTTCTTTTCCTGATTGTATTCTTGTGCCAATTTCTTAACACCATAGTCATCGCTGTGTGCTATTAAGGTGCGCCATACTAACCAGATAGCATCTTTTAAGCCTTCAGCACAGTTCTTAACTGTGTTGTCTTGTATGATCTGATTTGGACTTAGGGCTAACTGTAATTTGGCTCCTGAATTACCAGCACTCATAACTTCGGGATTAAACATGTCGTTTGGTGTGGTCATACCTACCATGGCCATACTGTCCTGTTGCATACGAGAAATAGTATTGTCCATAAAAGTTGGATTACCAATTGGAGTTGGCATTGGATAGATATCTTTGGCTGGATCGAATTTTGAATCTAAGATAAAGATAGCGGCTTCACCATCCATGATCATTTCGAAGTCTACCTTGTCTGGTTTAACACCAATACGCGGAGTTGACTGCAATAAGCCCATCATTAGTTCTGCTCTATAACCTGAAGTCATATACTCCTGCATAGGAATAACTGATTCGGCGATGCTCATACCATAGAAGTTTTGTGGCAGTGGTTTTGGACACATGTTAGCTACGGGAATAAACTCTACCTCTTTGGCACTTATAACATACTGTCCTGAATATACTAATTCTACTAATTCCAATTCGCCATCGCCGTCTATGTCGTATCTGTTCCATACTGTCAACACCGTTACCTGACGGGCCTCTGGTTCTTGTGCTGCATAGCCTTGTGCTGGNAATCCATTGATTGGAACTGAATCACGTGCGTGTATTGCTAGGTTGTTTAAAAGAGACCCTGCTTGATAACTACCTACGTTGCTATACTCTGCGTATATTTTGAATTGCTCTAAATCAATATCGGGATAAAGCTCTGTGGCTTCTTGGATACTCATTGGCTTATAGAAACCGCAGAATGGCTGTTCTTGTATTTCAATTACAGTAGGGTCGCACATCCAATAGTGTTGTGCGATGGGTCGAAACTTAACATTGAGAGTATAACCTGTCAATTTGTATTCTGCATCATAGATTGTGTTGCGTGTAATTGCTTCAGAGATTGCATCTTCACCATCACGCAGTTCGATATTGTCTGGACCTTCTTGGTTCATGCTGTCGAAGTCACCGCTGGCACCCATTGATGCTTGATCGATACGATGATTTAAATCTTCTTCTTGCTGTGCGCCTGGTAAGTCTTGTGTAAACTGTTGTGTTTCTTTTAAGACCTGTGCCATGTCCACTGACTTCTTACGACGGCTGTTCTTTTTAACAGTTAGTCCAGCTTCTTCAGCTTGTTGTTCGAATGCACGTAATTGATCCAGTGTGCCTGATGTTTTTACATAGCGTGTTACTTGTTCGCGCATGGGACTGATCATCATTTCACCATTCTTATGCATACAAGCATCCATAACCCAATGTTGTAGGATATGATGTGGATCATTGTTTTGGTTTATCAGCTTGTGCACCATATTGGTAGCTTGGCGTGCTGCTTCAGAATCATCTTCATTGTCGGCTACGAATTCAAAGTTGATTTCGCCGTTCTGTGCCAGACCTTTAGTGATAACTGCTGAAGCATAATCCACCATGGGTTTAACCACTGGATGGATATAGTCTAAACCGTTTACAGGTTCTGTTGACTGTGTGATTGGCAGTGTTAGATAATGATAATCAGCTGTTCTATTGATATTATTTTTGGTAGCTAACAATCTTAAATTGGCTGCACACTTCTGATCCAATAAGGATTTCATTTTAACGAATCTGGACATAGAGCCCGACGCTGAATTTAGATTACTTACTACTACGTTTCTGAGGTCTAAAATTTTAATTCTCCTTGGCAGCAAACTGCATTTTTTTAGTAGCTATCATTTTTGCCTTAGTTTCTTCAGACATAGGCTTTCCATAATTAGGATTGTTTGATCCACTCATAGCTATACTTTGTTTTGGTCTTTTTTGTCCTGTATTTTTAGCAGATATTCTTGCAACCACTTCGGGATCCCTTTTGCAACCTTTTCGAGCCGCACTTATTTTTGCACAAGCTTCAGGAGTATGTTTTCTACCGTAGTTGGGATTGTTTACTCCACTACGATCATCACCAAATTTACTACCATCTATCTTACCCATTAATAAATTGGCTGATCTCAGATCACCTATGTTGCCATACATCTTATATCTAACAAGATGCCATATAGCATGATCTATTGGATCTAATAAAACCAGATTACTTGGATCATCATTGCCGCCTAAATAGCGTGGAATAATGTGATGTTTGTGCATTCCTTTAAGTAAAGTCATATTACCTTTGTTTATGTATTATTTATTGTCTATTTCTTTAGGTCAATTGTCTGCTTCCATTGCGGACGTTCAGCTGTGCGTTGTTCTATCATACGCACACGCACATTGTGTGCTGAATCCCTAAATCGTTGGCTGGGACTACGACTATCGTAAGGTTCACTCCACCCATTTAAGCATCCTAACAATGCATAGCGAGCAGAATCTATACAGTCATCTGGATCACTAAAACGTCCCTGTTCATCAGCATAGTAGTTTTGTGCTTCTCTTATAAAGTCCTGACAGTTTTCATTTATGTGTAATGAACCCATTTCTAGCATTTGGCGCATTACGTTTATACCGAATGACTTATGATTGGTTGTTTTACCTTCAGAGTCTGGGGGATTACGTATAGGATCTGGGTATACATTAAGTTCATACTGTTCGAACAACTGTCTAAGACTTAGACTGGTCATGGTATAGCGTCCAGGAGTGCCTGCATCTGGTGGCAACACAATAGGACATCCAAACACTTCAGGACGCATTAGGTGATTGATCCAGTTTACAGGATTGGCTTCTTCTATGCCTTTAACTGCTACCTGTCGATCCAGCCAGCCTTCTGAATTCTTTGGATCCCAATACATTAGGCTTATAACTGTGCGATCATTTACTAGACCAAGATCCAGAGCAATAATACGCTCAATGTCAAACCTATTGCGGAAATCATAAGTGCCTGTCGTGTATGTTGGCCAGGTGCGGATTTGGAATACTGCGCCCCGGCCCATGACAGGTATACCATTGCGGCGAGCGTCACGTTCATGAGGAAGATAATCTCTTTCAAGTTGTCGTCTCGTTTCATTAAGTAAAAAGGGTTCGCCCCAGGGATCCAGTTCAGGAACATCATCCCAGCTTACCCGTATGTGTGTATAACCTTCTTCGTGATTCCAGAACTTGCTTACTAATCCATTTAGTCCTTTTAAGGGAGTAAACGAACATAGCACTTGTCCTTGTGTGGTAGCTGTTCTAGTTACTATTTCACTGAAGAATTCATCTGGTGGTTGTTCATCGAACACTGCCAGGTTAAGTTTAAAACCCTGCATCTGTCGAACTTCTTGTGTGTAGTTTGCAAACAGTAGATAACTGTAGCCACCCGACGCATGTTTTATTTCGGCACCAATACAGTTGGCACCATCATTGCGTAATGTTTCAAAGCGTATTGCGTTGCGTGGTATAGCACCAGTGCCTAAACGATCACTGATCTTAACATCTTGTGTGCCCAATAATTCATTTTGTAATACTAATGCTACCTGACTCCAACCTTCACCAGCTACCATGGCTGTTATAGGTTTGTCGAATCGTTTGCCTGTCCACCAAGTGGGATACTGTCCAGTTAAGTGCATGGCTGTTTCGAAACAGGTTGATACTGTTTTACCAATTCGGTTAGCGGCCAAGATGCCACGACGATCACTGTGTCCAGTTTCAAAGAAGCGTTGTTGATGTTCGAACGGACGAAAGTAACGCAGTTGATTAAACTCCATATCGTCGCGTGTGCTTATAACTAGATCTTCGAACTGTGCTTTTAAGTCTGACGGCATTAGATGTATAGTGTCCAGACCAATGTGATTTTGGTCACAGCAATACTTTACTGCTCGACGCATTAATACACCTGAGTCGAGCATTTAGAATCCTCGACGAATACTATCAAGCTGATAAGCACACTGAACAAGTTCTGATAACTCTTGTGTGCTTAAACGCCAGGTGTCTGGATTGGCTGGATCTACGCCGTTGCGTTTGTCCAAGCCCAACTGTAGTCGTTCCATAACCAGGCGCAGACAATGCTCGATCTGTCCAGGATATTTGACTGCAAAGCCTTCACGGTGAGCCGCATTGACCTTTTGCAAGATCTTGATGTCAGCTACTTGTGTTATTTCAGCAGTGTGTTCTTCGGGTGAGCGCACGTTATAACCAAGGATTATCTAGTGCTTGTGCAGCGTCTCCACCGATAACAAAGTCACGATCAATCCAGGTTTCCCATTGTGTCTTATTACCAATTTTTAGCTTGCTCATAAAATTACGTAAGCGTGTGCCAATAGGTGATAGTTGTCCTGAGGCCGACTGTATGATCTGTTCACCGGTGCGTGGATCTACCCATACATATTTTTCGGGCACATCCTTACCATACTTGTTTACACGCATACCTATAGCACGTTGGGCAATAGGTCCGATAACTTCGTATGTGATAATGTTGTTGATATACTTGCGAAATACTACATCACACTTCTGTCCCTGTGCTGACCATTCTTTGTCTGGATGCGGGAATACTCCACATTGGAATTGCGTTACTGGAACATGGCCAAGTATTTCACTGGGCTGGCGTGGTAATTGACGCAGTGGATCCAAGGGCACTATGTCATTGCGATCAACATAAGGATTCTCTGAACCCAAGAGTGTTAAGTCTGGCACTGAACCGTTGAGCACATCTAAGGCTGTTTGATATTTAAATTTGTTGCTACGACCTTTTAGGTTTAATACTATACCTGTTTGGTCGAATACAAACTTCTCTAACTCATTGGCAGTAGGGAAGTCTGTCATTAGGCCTTCTAAGTCGAAGCCTGTGTTTGCCATTGATCCTGGCTCGATTGCACCTGTGTCTAGTGCGGTTGTGGTTGTAGTTTCTTTTTTCATTGCTGTTCCTTTTCAATTAAATTATGGGATCTATCTGATGCAGGCGATCCCAGCCTGCTGACGCTGGATTACTTTTTAAACTTACGCTTACTGTCTGCTGATATAGATTCTAAGCCTGGCTTTGTTTTTTCTTTATCATCACGATCCACGAGCACCAAATGCATTCATAACCATATCGGCTAAGGGTTCACGTTCTGTTTTGGCTTCACGAAATACACCACGCTTGCCTGCATGAGCACTGGCCATGCCCACACGAGGACCTTGTATCTGATTGACATTGTCAACAGCATGTGGGTTACGACGGATAGACTCCGGAGTGCGTTTTTTACTGTCTTTTTCTTTTTCTATTAAAACTTTATCTGAGTATTTCATTTCTTAAATCCTTTTAAAGTCTCGGCTAGTCTAGCACGTTGACCCATCTTACCAGGCTTCTTGGCAGCTGCGGCCAATTTTCGGGCTGGAATTTTTTCTCCCTTTTTAACGCCTAGTTCTTTTCGTAATGCACCTGGCTTTTTAACTGCTTCTGCAATCCAAAGGCCGCCTGCGGGTTTTTTAGTTGCCATATCTTATCCTTGACTTGTAACAATGGGTGTTAGATATACTGTGCTGACGCCTGTTATGGTAGTGGTCAATATAGTTACGTTACTGGGGGTTAATGGTGGGAAGTTTGAAGCAACCACTTTGGTTGTTCCAGGTAATATAACAATGTTACCGGAGCTAGTGCCTGCACCACCATCTGATGCTACGGTTGGGAATACGCTTACTATAACAACATTACCGCCAGCTTGATTGTCTACACTGTAACTGGCATAACCAGCAACTTGTGGCATAGGTCTTTGTTGAAGCTGTTGTAGCTGATACGGTTGTGGGTTCACCACGTGGGATATAATGTGTTGCCATTATTTTTTTCCTCGTGACATATAGATTGAGTCAGGATTAGGGAACCGTTTCATTTCAGTTGCCTGACCTACATTGTGTCCTTCATTGGCAGTTGCTATTGTTAAACTGTTGGGGTCGCGTGTTACACTTGGACCAATCTCGGTCATACGAGCACTGTGACTGTCACTGGCGTTGCCCGTTCTTGGACCCATACCTTTGTTGATCTGGTCGGGATTCTTAACTAGACTGTTGTAGGGATTGACACATATCGAATCACGACTGTTATCTCTATTGACTCCGTTGCCCATTTGTCCGTTAAAGGCAAATGAACGATTGTCACCTGACTGATCACTGCGCTTAGACTCTGAACTGGTGCCCTGATTCTTTTTTATTGTGTTACTGGGTTGACGACCTAATGTTGTATTTTTCATTTACATTCCTTTTGCCATTTTTACGGCGTGATGATGTTCTTCATGCTTTCGACCATCCGCATGTTTTAGATTCTTGGGATGACTGTGCCGTGTCTGCATTGCTGAGTGACCCAATTCATGTGCTTCAGACTCTAGGTCCGCACCAGCTTCGTGTGCTTCAGGCATTCTTGTTCCACCAGCTCGTTTGGGTCCACGAGCATTAGCTTCACGCTGTTTTTCGGAACCTAATTTCATTACTGCGTCTGTTGGGTTTAGGTTATATACACCTTTGTTCATAGTGATTGTTGTCCTTATTTAAGTCTGCCAGTGTAGCTGCCTACGCCATTGACTTCTTCCATATTATTTATACTGTGTTCACTACGGGTCATTTTGGTTTCGCTGGGTCTTACAGCTGATGCATCTACTACACGATTATGGTAGTGATCACTGCGAGCTGAACTATGACTGCTGTGACTCTGAGTGGCTGCTTCTTTACCAGTATCACTCTTAGTTT